TGTGAATTCATCTTTCACTCTTCAAAGGGCGTCAGTTATGAACTGAACTTTGAGGCCCTGACATGCTCCCCATCACGGGGAGCATGCAGACTCCAAACGATCTCATCACATAGTGGTGGAATACACCGCCTCGGATCGAGTCCGGGGTTTCGGTGCCACATATGCGACTACTGGTAGGAGTCCTATGACTAAACATCTACGTATAGACTGTCATTATGTTGCGGGAGTTACTAAAGTTTGTTCCAGCCCCCATTGCCAACAGGTCCCTCGACTGTGAGGAGAGGGGTGTTGGTGTCAGGGAGTCCGGCGCCTTCAGGACCCTTCTCTTCCTCAGAAATACTGAAGTGAGAAAGGGCTTCGCTGATGACGCACGCTTCTGGGTCGTCACGTTTGCCTTCCCTTGCTAGGAGGGCCTCACGCTGAGACTTGGTAAGCGTCTTACCGGCTTTGTCGGCCAGTTCGCAGATTCGGTTGTACTCCCAGGCATTATAGTATGGAGCTTGGAAAGCCAGCTCGAGTCTAGGCTTAAGAAGTATAATTTCATAAGTGACCCACAGCTGACCTGCGGTATAAGTGCTCTGGGAGCCCTCAGTGAGCCAGTTAAATATTCCCAAGTCGTTGAGACGAGGGTCAAAGGTGGTGACGGAGCCATGGTCAATGTACCTAGGGAGACACGGAGTGTCCCCGGGCGCACATTCAATGGCGTGCATCAAGTCTTGACTGGTTGCAGCTGAGGTGGCATAGAAGTGGTTGAGTATCTGAGATTTGGTAAAGAACGGCGGTGCAATAAGATCGTACTGGGTAGCCATGGAGATGTCTCCCAAGTTCGCAGCACCACCGGAAAATGCATTCCCGGCGGTGGAGACGAACTCGAAGACGATCCCCATGGGTAACCACTGTTCGAAATTTATAGCCATGGTACTTAACCACGGGAATAAAGCTGGATTGTTTGGATTGATTCGCAGCTGTTGCGTAAATGCGCTGTTAGTATCAATGTCTCTGATGTACTCTCGGTGTTGTACGCGGACTGCTCCATGGAGTTTGTCAGGCGTGGAGAAAATTGGTACTTGCGAAGCCGTCATGGGTTTGACAATAGAGTTTGAATCTATGTCTAGTCCAGAAGCAGCGTGTTCCTCTTTATAGTCTCCTCGGCCAATGAGCGCAGAAATTCCCTTCTGCGCCCATCCTCCTAAAGCCCCGCCAAGTTGGGAACCAAGTTTGGCTCCGAAAGACCTGCGCTTTTCAGCAGCAGGCTCATTATGGCGGGTTTTAGTCCGAGTACGGGTGCGCCTCTTACGAGGACGTTTTGTTCGTGGCATTGCAATCTATCGCTAAATTGCCGACCTTGTCACGAACTCTTGATACGGAAGTGAGAAATTCATGCAATCTCGGGCTGTTACGCATCTCCATCCTAAACTGTGCAACGAGTTCAGGGGTGATTTGCTTTTGCTCAAGAAGGCGGTATAGAGTTTTCGTCCCATCCACAGGCCAAACACCATCGCTGGTGAAAAGCTGTGAACAGAATTCAAACCGATCTACCCTTCGTTCATACATTTTAAGGGAATGACCCATGAGAGCGTAGAGCTCTCGGGCATTGGGTACATATTCCTCCACACAGTCATCGCCCATCGCGAAGGCCCAATTGGCACCAACTAGGTAAGCTACAAGAACTCTCAACCGTGAATTGGTGGAGCTCGTATTGTAGCAACCTGAAAGCTGGACGCCTGGGATCTTCAAAACGATGAGTTCTCCACTAGGCATGGCGTAGACTGACCGGGAAACAGCATAGAATCTGTTCCTGATAATCTTCGACAATTGGGGACCAAAATTTCCTAATTTAATCCGCATTTCTGCTTCATGTAGGAGTTCCCATTCCTTGACGGACCAGTCCCATCCGGTGACATCAGCTTCAGCTCCGGCGCCGTCCGCAAGTTTACGGAGGACGCGTTGGAAGAACTGCTCTAGCTGAGCATCATCGGACAGACCGATTCCAGGAGCGGAAGGGTGGTCTTGCCATGTGGCGATTTCTCTTTTGTTTTGCTCTGAACATATGAGCCTCTCGATCAACTGGTCTACAACTGAGACGGCGAAGATCATTCGCCACCTTTGTTGATTTACTTTCCGAGTTGAGTGAGGCTCATTTTTCACGAACACACGTACAGGGTCAGCGAGTCCTAATTGAACTATCTGTTCTGCAGTGTATTCAGAGCAATCATGTGTGGCCAGCAAATTCAAACGTTCAACGACTAGGTCGCATAAAAGCTCAGAATTGGCTGGTAAAATATCCTTGTTACAGGAGCCTAACACAGAATACGGCACCCCAGGTTTTGAATCCTTGGGGATTTCGCGTTCCATGAACCAAACGCAACGTTTTCTGATAATCTCTTCATTAAATTCTTCACCCCGAAACCCTTGAGGGGGTCTGGTGTGAGGATACTCAGAGAGAATCTGATTGGTCGCGCTGATCAACAAGCCGGAGTCGGGTCGTTGTTCGACGACGCGCATTTTGGCTTGTGTCTCAAAGGAGGACAAGCAGGCGTGGGCGGAAGAATCCGCTGGGTGCCATTTGTCAAGGCCTTGGACGAGGGATTTCTCTTGCGTCGTCGTGGCTTTTTCTGGTTTCCATCCCCTACCAGAGAAATGGCACTCGGTGGTGCCAACGACGACATATTCATCTGTTTCTCTAGAAACGGTCCAATTATAACGTCCCAACTTATCTTGGACAAAGCCTCCTCCACACACTTCTGGAGGTGTGGACTCCCTAGCCCGTTTAAAGGGACTGGGGGCTCAGGCACAGAGACTGAGGGGGGCTTCGATGCAACCTCGGGGGCGCTGG